TCCACCTGGAGACAGTGTTCAGAACCAACATTCAGGTCGCATACGGCGTGGGGCGACGTCGGGAGATGGAAGAGGTCGCGGACTATCTCCCGTTCTGGCAATACAGCGCAGTGCTGGATGACCGCACGAGGCCAGCGCACGCAGCTCTCGATGGTGTAATACTTCCTGCCAACCACCCTTTCTGGAACGAACATTACCCCCCGTCGGGGTTTAACTGTCGCTGTGTAGCGACAGCATTGGGGTCAATTCCAAAAGGCTACAACCACAACAACCCGAGCGGGGAGGCTGAGCTGGTCTATGACCAGGACGGGAAACCCGCGAAGGCAGAGTGGGGCACGGCGGTCTATGACCTACAGGTCGGAAAGTTCAAGGGCATCCCCCCGCAGGGCAAGCTCCTCGATGTCGTCCGATCTGGGGTCGAGCGAGCGCGAGAGAGCCGTAAGAAGAAATAAAGTGTTTTGTTTAGTTAAGGGGCATTGGGTATATTCCCCCGCGCGATTGATGGGTATGATTGCTATCAAACGGCTCGCTATTCCACACTGAACAACGAAGAGGGGACGGGAGCGGAGAAAGCATGGTTCAGGCTACGCCCAAGTTTGTCAGTCTATCCATTTACGGAAGCATTACCGGCTACGGGCCTGATGTAATCTTTGACTCATCCGCTGCTGTCCCGCCCCCTCATTTCCGTGCCCCGGCCAGCGAGGGAATTTGAGCCATAATCGCCCTGTGTTGTGAGCCAGCCCCCAAAAATGCAGCGGGACGAACGTTCGTGAAAGATTCATTTTGGACGATTTTTGCAACATTGAAAGGCTAGTGGCGAAGAGGTCTTGAAATTTTATGCTCTCGGTAAAGTGCAAGCTATGCGATAAGCTCCTTTTCAAAGCCAGCCCGGACGCCAGAGGAACCTTTGAAGCCTACTGCACCAGGTGCAAAAGGCCGTGCCCGATTACTCTCCCGGAAAGGACGGGGGCAGGGGCGGGCGCACCTCGATCAACGACGCCGTCGCGGTCTACGTAAACAATCTTCAGAGCTGAACCCCGTGAGAGGGTCCGACTAACAAAATCATTTTAGAGGCTCGCGAGAAGCCCGGAACTCTGCAAAAGAGTTCCGGGCTTTGATTTTTGTATGAAGCAAACAGTTAAAGGATTCGGCGGTCAGTGGGTGGACATCTTCACCGCCGGTAAGCACACCGACGACAAAGGGAACGAGCACAACATTGATGCCGCGTTCCTCGAACAAGTCGTCACAAATTTTCTCCCCGACCAACATGAGCCTCCCGCAGTCATCGGCCACCCGAAGACTGACTCTCCGGCGTTCGGCTGGACGTGCGGGCTGCGCGCCGAAGGAGGCGTGCTTCAAGCTCAATTTTGCGACGTGGATTCCGCCTTCGAGGAGTTAGTCAGGGAGGGGAAATTCAAAAAGAGGTCGGCTTCATTTTACCTGGATACGAAGGCCGCGCCCGCGGGGCGCGTCCCCCAGTTGCGTCACGTCGGATTTCTCGGCGCGCAGCCGCCATCCGTGAAGGGCCTGCGTGAAATTCAATTCAACGAGGGTGAGGCAATCACCTTCGAGCCAATCGCTTTCAGTGAAGGAGACCGCATGTCAGACGAAACGGAAGACAAGAGACCTGTCGGGGAGCAAATCTCCGATTACTTCAAGAAGTTGTTTGGCCTGAAGGAAGACGCCGGCGCGAGCTTCGGCGAGGCCGAACTGGACAGACGCATTAAGGCCGCAGTGGCGGGAGTAGAGGCCAGCTTCAACGAAAAACTCACCACCATCCAGACCGAGAACGAGAAGTTGCGGGAGCGGGTCAACACCTACGGCGGCTCGGCGACGCGGGCCGAGATCGTCTCCTTCTGCGAGCGGCTCGGCTCGGGCAAGTTCCTCCCGGCCTTCAAAGGCATGGGCGTCATCGAGTTCATGGAGCTGCTCGCGACCGTGCCCGATAAGAAGGTCAGCATCATCAGCTTCTCCGAGGAGGACGGAAAGACGGTCGAGACGAAAGTGGAGATCACGCCGCTCCAGTTCTTCCAGAACTTTCTCGGGGCGCTGCCGGCCTACGTCGAGTTCGGCGAGAAATTCGGCGGGCTGACTGTCAAGGGCAGCGGCGCTGAGATCGCAGACCCGGAGGGGATGGACAAGCTCCGCGACGGGATGGGGACTAAGAAGGTAGAAGGAGGTGCCAAGTAATGCCCAGCAAAGTGGTAGCTGAATACGGGAAGCGCGACCCTCTCGAAGCAGTGCGCTCCGACTTCGCCACTCGCGTGCCCGCCGTGATCGCACTCGGGTTCATCATGTTGGTGGGCGACATCCTCGGCGCGATCTCGGCCAGCGGGAAACTGCGCCGCCGCACGCGCGCCGTGGTCGGGGGCGCAGGCTTCGCCATCGATTCCGCGACGGGCGTGGTTGATGACGTGACGGTCTTCAAGGTGGGCGACGTGTTGAAGAACGCCGCCGGCGCGAACGTCGGGACCGTGCAGTCCATCAACACCGGCACGAACACGATCACGCTGACCGGCAACGCGGCGGTCGCCGTGGCAGCCGGCGCGGCGGTGCTCGGCTCGGACGGCTCGCAGGTGGCGAGGGCCATCTCCGACGACGAGACGGACGGCACGCAGGACGCCAACGCGAGCGTCCTCATCGGCGGCTTCCTGAAAGAAGCGAAGCTGCGCGGCTTGGACTCGACGGCGAAAGCCGAGCTCGGCGGTGTCAGCACTGTCGGGGGCATCTTCAAGTTCTAAGAAGGAGACGACATGGCAGAAGGCATCGTTTACAGATACCCCACCAACGTCGCGCTGGACGAAGCGACGCAGGAATATTTCATCCAGCGCGAGCTGTTCATCGGCGACCAGATCATGCCGTTCCGCGAGCACTGGACGCAGCGCGTGCAGTGGGACGAGCTCGACGGCGAGCGCGGGATGACCTCCCCGCACAATATGAGGTCCGACCCGCGCGTCTCCGGTCGCCCCGGCTCGAAGACCCGCGAGTACGAGCCCATCCCTTTCAAGGAGACGGACGTGATCCGGGAAGACGAGCTGCTCCGCGCCCGTCAGATGGCGACACTCGGCGGCGTGGTAGACCTGCACCAACTGGTGGGCGAGCGCATCAAGGCGCGCGAGGACAAGAACTTCATCCGCGCCGAGTCACTGCGCTGGCAGGCGCTCCGCGGCGAGATAGACATTGACGAGAACGGCGTGCGGGTGCACGAGACGTTCCCCGTACAGGTGTACAACGTCGTCAACGACTGGGACGACTTCGCGACCGCCACACCGCTGGCCGACGACATGGCCGTCTCGCGCATGTTCCGCGGGACGGGCGCTTCGGCGAGAGGCGCGAAGGCGTACCTCAACGCCACCACGCTCGAATGGCGTCTGCGCAACGGCAACGACGACGACCTGCGCGGCTTCCGATCTCAGAACTTCCTCTCCATCGCCTTCAGCCTCGATGAGATGAACAAGATCAACGTGGCGAGGGGGCTGCCCGAATACGTGCTCTACGACGAAGGGTTCATCAACGACGACGAGGACTTCGAGACGTTCATCGAGGACGGCGAAGTGATCGTCACTGGCAAGCGCCCCGCCGGTCAGGTGGTCGGCGACATCTCGATGACCCCTACCCTGCACCGCGTCAAGAACGGCGTGCAGGCCCCCGGCATGTTCACAATCATCGAGGTCAACGGCCAGTCGAACCGCAGCATGACGGAAGTCAGCCTCGCCGATCTCGGCGCGGGCAAGAACCCGAAGATCGAGGTCACCGGCGGCTTCTACGGCGGGCCGCGCATGTTGTACCCGCGCTCGGTCATCAGGATGCGCGTCAAGCTCACTTAGGTAGGGAGGTGTCGAGATTATGGGGAAGAAGATTATGCCTAACCTTGGCGTGAACATAAACGACGTATCCGTTTCGGACGTGATGCCGGCATTAGGAGCGACTGAGTCTGAGCCTACGACCGGCATGACTGAGGTGGAGGGCAACGATCTCGTGGAGACTCCGATTGGCGGCGGGCTGGGGCCGTCGCCGGATCGCGACGAAATCCCTTCGGCCACCCCGCCTCCTTCCCACGACGAGAGCCGTGACACGCCGACATCGCCCGGCCCTCCCGCAACACACACAGAGACGGCTGGGGCCGGGGCATCACCCGAGTCCGGCGGACTCGCGGAGCAGCGCGTCGTGGTGATGAGCAATAACCTCGGCCCGCGCCTCTATCGCATGGACGAGATCACGGCTGACCCCGAGATCGTCGCCCTGCTCAATGACGGGACGGGACGCGTGCGACTGTACGTAGAGGGCGAGTGAGCTACATCACGAAACAAGACCTGTTGGACGAGCTGGGTGAGCAACAACTCATCCAGCTCACCGACAGCGCGCGTACCGGCGGGGTGGACGAGAGCGTCGTTGATAAGGCGCTCGCATTCGCGGGCGGCACCTTCGATGCTTACGCCCGCACGCGGTATAGCTTGCCCGTGCCCGCAACGGCGAAAGTCAAGGCGTTGTGCCTCGACCTCGCCATCTACAAATTAAAGAAGGCGCGCGTAACCACTTCAGAGGGGATCGATAATCTCAGGAAGTCCTATTACGACCCCTCAATAAAATTTCTCGAAGCGTTGCAGGCTGGTAAGGCGGCGCTCGACGTGCCGGCGGCGGACGAGACTACTGCATCCCCCGCCATCCCCGACCGAGTCCTGAGCGGAACCGTCAGGAAGGTCTTCACTGATGAAAAGCTCGACTCGTACTGAGCTTCAAAGGAGACAGTTATGAATGTGACTTCAATCGTTTTGGTTATCGCGCTCATGGTCGCGTCGCTCGGCCAGCCCGCGCAGCCTTCGCCTGCCGCCGTCTCGACGGTCGAGATTCCTCCCTCGTCTATCCAGAACGAGGACATCCCGGAGACGTGCTCCGCGCCATGTGTGGTTGACGCGCAGGGCAACGTCATCTTCTGCCCGTGCTAACTCGCAAAGTTTCTCCGGAGGGTGAGAGAACGCGTGGCTGAAGACATTCAAGGATTGAGCAGACTGCTCGGCCACCTCAAGCGACTGGCGGATGACGCGCGCGACGCCGAGCGGCCACTGAAGGCGGCTGGCGAGGTGATCCGGCGTTCGGTCGAGAAGAACTTCCGCGCGCAGGGCCGCCCTCGCAAGTGGGAGAAGCTTGCGTCAAGTACGCTGGGCAAACGCCGGCGGGGGCGAGGGCGCGGCGGGCCGCAAATTCTTGTTGATACCGCGCGGTTGAAGAACTCCATTGGCTATCGCCTCGTGACCGAGGGCGTCGAGGTCGGGACGAACGTGAGATACGCGATGCGACAACACTTCGGCTATCCGGGAGGCGCGGGCAGGGGGCATTCCAAAACCCCCGCGAGGCCGTTCCTGATGGTTCAGAGCGAAGACATCTCGACCATCGCGGCCATCTTCAGAAGGCACATCGAGAGATGATCGAGCGTCGCGGATTCAGCTTCATTGTGGGCGGCATCGAGGACTCGATGATCGCGGCGCTGAAGCTGTATTGCGAAGACTACAAGCCCGATGTCGCGGCCTACGGCGGCGAACTCGACGCGAAGAATCTGCGCGAAGCCTTGGAGCACCTGCAACCCCGCTTCCCGCTTTTCCTGGTGAGCTACGGCGATGGCAAGGACAGTTTCCAGACGGCGCTCGGGCCGGAGATCGGCGCGCCCCGCCAGTACAGGCACGATTGCGGGTTCGAGGTGGTCTGCTGTTCCAACAACGCGCGTGGCGAGAGTGATAGAAGGCGCGGGGCGCTCGGTGATGTCGGCGTCAACGAGATGATAGAAGACACACACGCCGCGCTCGACCGCTTGCAGTTCGCCGCCGTCGTGGGCGACGAAAAGTTCCTGCTCAATCAGGAGCCGCTCAACCCGGTCGGTGTCGAGTACATCGCGCACATGTCGGAGATGACCGCCTACGCAGTTCATTTCGACACTTATTTTTTCTGGGTCACGCCCGACCGTCGTGAGCCCGCGAGTTCGATACAGGAGATTGAAATCGAACTCTTCCCCAGCACGGGGGGCACGAACTCTGACCGCCCCGGCGTTGTTCTTGAATGAATGAGGAGAAGTTGATGCAGATACGCAATAACACAATGCAGCCGCTGCCTCTCGACAACGGCGACGTCCTCGCCGCCGCCGGTACGGACGGTTCGGTGCGCCCGGTCGAGGCCCTTACGGACAATGATCGCCGCCTCATCGAGAGGGGGCTGGTCACTATCATCCTGCCCGAGTCCGGCCCTGAGCCCGGTTCGGCCATTGCGCCGACCGTGTTTGATCCGGAGACGGAAAAAAGGAGGGGAAAATAAGTGTCGCTCTCAATCGAAAATACGAAGCCCGGCGTAACGGTGCTCGTCAACCAGTCGCAGGTCGGGAGCGTCGTCAAACGCCAGCCTACCTCCACTGCCTTCGTCGTGGGCTATTCGCCCTGGGGTCCCGTTGACCTCCCGACCACCGTGACGAGCTGGGCGGACTACGTCAGGAGGTTCGGCTCCTTCAATGCGAACAGCTACCTGGCCGTCTTCTGCTACATCTTCTTCAACCTCTTCAAAGGGGCGCAGGCCGTCATCTGCCGCGTGGTCGGAGCCGGTGCCGCGGTCGCGACGAGGTCGCTGCTCGACCGCGCGGTCGCGCCGGTGGCGACGCTGCGCGTGGACGCGAAGTATCCATCCTCGACGGTGGATGTGCGCGTGACGGTCGAGGCCGGCACCGTAGTCAACACCGTGAAGCTGACTTTCCGCAGTGTGGCGCTCGGCGTCAGGGAGGTGTTCGATAATTTCGACCTCTCGGCAGCCGCGATCACCGAGATCAATCAGAAGTCGGTGCTGGTCAATCTGACCAACCTTGCCTCAGCCACTGCCGCGCCGAACAACCTCCCTGCCCTCCTCGCCGAAGCCACTCTCGCCGGGGGCAACGATGATTTCGCCGCCATCAACGCGGCGCGCTACATCGGCACAGTCAACGGCGCGACGAAGACCGGCTTGCAGGCGTTCAACGACGAGCTGCTCGGCACGGGTCAGGTGGCGATCCCCGGCATCACGGCCACGACGGTGCATGCCGCGCTGGTCGCCCACGCCGAGGGGTATCACCGGCTCGCGCTGCTCGACCCGCCGTTCGCCAGCGACACAACCGCCGTGCTCGCCATCCGCGCGCTCTACGGGACGTGGTATGCCGCGCTCGCGTGGCCGTGGTTCGAGGCGCGCGACTTCGCCGGGTCGGAGTTGAAGAAGTTCTACCCGCCGAGCGCGGCGATGGCCGGGGCGTGCGCGCAGGCCGACCGTACTGTGGGCACGCACAAGGCCCCGGCTAACTACGTGATCCCCGAGGCGCTCGACGTGGAGCGCGCCGCGAACGGACAGACGCAGGCCGACGAGGGGGCGCTCGAACTCCTCAACGGCAAGGACGTGAATGTCATCTTGCGCATCCCTGAAGCGGGCATCCGCGTCTACGGGGCGCGTGTGATGACAGCGGACCGGCGCGTCCAGATGATGCACGAGATTCGCCTCCTCAACCTCTTCTACTACAGCCTCAAGATCGCCTACCGCTACGCGGTCTTCTCTGTCGTGGACGGGGGCGGACGGCTGTTCCGCGAGCTGGCCTCGGTCGCCAACACGTTCCTGCGCGGCTTCTGGCGCGACGGCGCGCTCTACGGGAAGAGCGAGGAGGACGCCTTCGCCGTCGTCTGCAACGACAGCAACAACCCCCCGTCAGAGGTGCAGTCGGGGCGCGTCCACGTTGACGTGGGGGTGAAGATTTCGCAGGCCGCGGAGACGATCATCATCAAGGTTGACAACGTTCCGCTGTCGCAGGATTTGAGTGTCCTGCAACAGCAATAAGGAGACAGCATGCCTTCGTCCGAGAATAGATACATCTTTGAGCTGGACAACTTCCCCTCGTTCGCTGCGCTTGAGGCGACGCCGCCGAAAAAGAAGCACACCGCTTTCAAGCACCATCCGGGCAATCAGCCGAACCCCGATCTGGGGCGCGGTAATTTCGAGTGCGAGGAGATGACGGTCAAGCACGCGCACGGCGTCGGCGGCGTTCTCGGCGCGCTCTCTCGCTACTACGACCTCTATCTGTCCGGGGTCATCACGGACAAGCTCAACGGGCGGTTCATCGTCATGGATGAAGCCGGGCTCTTCCCGGAGACGATCTACGAACTCCAAGACTGCGTGATGACGAATTTCGGAGCCGAGCAGCACACGGGCACCGGCACGAATATTTCGCAGTTCTCCTTCAGCCTGCTCCCAACTGACTTCCGCACGGTGTAAATATGAAGGCACTCACTCTACTCGGTGGCTATACGGACGCACAGAAGACGCTCCATCGCGACGTTGAGGTCGGCTACGTGCTGCGCGGCACTGACCTTTTCGCCCTCGACGATCACCCGTTGAACGACGGCCCGACGTACCGCGACTTCCTCATCCTCAGCAAGGCCATCACGAAGTTCGGCACGCTGAAGATGCCGGTGGCCGTGTCGGTCTTGATCGCGCTGGACAGCATCGACCGGGACGACCTGCTCGATGCCTACAACGCGCTGGATAGCGAGGCGCGGGAGGGGCGTGTCCCGAAGGTGCTCTCGGACACCACACTCCAGTTGGCTAGAGGCTGCGAAATCGAGGGCGTCATATACGACGAGGTCGAGTTCGGGTTCAGGCTCACGGGACGAGACTTCATCGAGGCAGACCATCTCGAACTCGCCGGCGCGCGCAGGGCGTGCTTCCTCGCCGGACGCCAAGTGAAGCAGTTGTCTCAGTCGACGGGGGGCGCGGCGCTGCCCGGCCCGATTGATCTCGACGTTTTCGAGAAGCTTTCCGTTGCGGACATCACCGGCATTCAGGGGGCGGCTGAGTTATACCGCCAGTCATTTCGCCGCCCGCGCACGGAAGTTCAGGGAGAGCGGGATGAGAAAGACAGTCTTCATGCTGATGGTGGTGACAGGGCAAACGCCTGATGACATTCTCTCCTGGCCGAAGGAAGACTACGACGGCTATGTGGATGAGTTGAACGACTACTTAAAGGGTTGATGGATAAAACCGGTGAAAGTAGAACCCACCATTGAAGTGCCCGACGGCAACGGCCCATGCATCCGGCTCACTAAAATTGAGACGGAAATGTACCGCCGTAACTCTCAATTCAAGGGCTTCGTGCGGGGCGTGGGCGAACTGCTGAAGAATTGTTCTCGCGTGGAGGTGGTCATCTTTGGATACCGTGGCAAGGTTCTGGACACCGTTGAACGTTAATGGGAAGCGCGACCTACGAGCTGGCGATTCTGTTGAGCCTGCGGGATGTAGCATCCGGCAGGCTTGATCGCTTTGGAGACAAGCTGCGCGCGAGCGGCAAAGACGCGCGCGGCGCTCTCAAGGACTTCGATTCGGTTCGCAAATCAATCGGCAGCACTCTGGCGATAGGTGGCACCGGCATCGTCACGCTGGCGATGTTGAAGAAAGGTGTTGACGCCGCCGCCGAATACGAAACCTCTCTCCTCAACCTGAGAAGTGCCTACCAGGAATCGGCAGCCGCCGGCAGCCTGAGCGCCGCCGAGCAGGCCGCGCAGATGAAGGGCCTTTCCGCACTCTCTAAAGAACTCGGCAGCGACCTGCAAGGTAACACGCAGAACTACGTTGAGATTCTGGTGGCGCTGAAGAAGGCCGGGCTCGAAACGACGACGGTACTGGACGGTGCCGGGAAGTCAGCCGCGCACCTCGCCAACGTAAGCGGCGCGCTGCTGGAGGGCAGGGCCGGCACGCAGGCCAAGGAACTCGGGCAGTTCGGCATCATGTTCAAGCTGCGGCCCGAGGATTTCGAGAAGCAGGTCAACCTCTTCTCCGCGCTCAAAGACCGATTCGACATCGAGTCGAGCGACCTTATCGAGAGCGCCAAGTACTTCCAGAACACTTCCAACTCTCTAAAACTGACCGGCATCGGCGGGGCCGAAGAGACCTCCAAATTCTTCGCCCTAGTGAAGCGCACCGGCGCGCTCGAAGGTAGTCAGGCGGGGACGAGCGCCACGTCATTCTTCCAACAGTTCATCGCTAAAGCCGACCAGCGCGCGAAGATCAAGAAGGCGACGGGGATCGACATCAAGCTCTTCGACAAGAAGGGGGAGTTTCTCGGACTGGAGAACGCCTTCACCGAGATGGAGAAGTTCCGCAAGTTCTCCAGTGAGAAGCGTCTTGAGTTGCTCAATGAAA